GCAAGTTGCTGGTGCGATACGAGAAGCTCGAACGCAGCTTTGTTGCGCTCAACCACATCGCAGCCGCGATCATCGCGCTACGCAAGGTGCCGTTGAAGATCAACATAATTTACGGATAGATTCTTAGAACTGCGATCTCTTCGCGATGGGCATAAAGGCTGCCGACACGCAACTTGATCCAGCTTTTGATTCCCTCTGGCACTTGTGCGGCGCTGCCGTACCCAGCGTCGAAGGTGACCGATACTGCGCCAATTTGCGGCAAGCAAATCGGCCAGATCTGACCAAACACGGGAGTGATGCGCCCTGGCTCACAGGCGGTGTCCACCGTGTAGGTGGTTGCGGGCATGACCTGCTGCACAGACCCCATGTCCAGGTAGTTGATCGAGACCACGGACTGCACCGGCGTCTTGAACAACAAAATGGCGTGCCCCGGCAAGCTGAAAGCTTGACCTGCAGGTACGCCCATCAGAGACGGCCCGGGAAAGCAGTCGAGCACTTGCTTCCAGCGGGCAGTGGTGAATTGCCTGCCGGTCAGGGTCTCGGCTGCTTGCCGGGCCGCAGTGATGAGCGATGCGATCAGCATGTCATCCTCGTCAAAATCCACCCGCAGATGGAGTTTGGCTTCCCACAAGGACACCGGCTCCTCTGAAGGTGGGGTGACGAGTTGCAATGGCATTTAAATCACCTGAATCACAGCGGCCTGATTGCCCACGTCTGCCGGTGCATAGCGGGGGTTGACCCCAAGCAACTGGGCCGAGGTGATGCTGGCGGCCACGCCAACGGTCACTGTGACGCGCACAAAACCGAAGCCGTTCACGGTGTCGAGCTCTTCAGGCTTGACATTGACGAGCACCTGTTTGTTGTCACCCGTGGCTTTGACGATCTGGGTGATCGCTTTGCCATTGATGTCTTTGGCACCCGTGCCTGAACTGTCCAGCGCCTGCTGCAACTTGGCGTCGACCGTGGCCGAGGTGCCCAGCACGCCGGTTTGCACCAGCGCCAGAAATCCGAGGTGGTTGGCAACTGACACCCAGCCGGTGCTGACCGCACCTGCGGCCTGGGTGGCCGGATCGATGGTTGCAAGTACTGCGAGCATCTCGCTTGCTTTTGCGTTGGGAAACATATGTTCTCTCCTATGAGGTCTTGGGGTTTAGCGAGCGCCAAGTTGAATAAACGGCGACATCGTGGCGCTGCCCTTGGCGGGCGTGATCGCGGTGGAAATCTTCGATTGGCCATCCATGCGGAAGGTGGTTCGAAACGCCGTGAGATCGGCATCGAAATACAGGTGCATCGACGTGGCGGTCTGCATACCGCCCGCTTTGGTGATGGTCTGGTAGTACTTCAGGTCCACCAGCAAGATGTCACCCTGTGCGGAGAAGGTATTGGCGTGTTGAGACACAAACACCGGGCGACCCAGCAACGTGCCGTAGGGCGATACCTGAATGCCGCCAACGTTCAATCCGGTGGGCAAGTAGATCGGGTAGTTACCCAAGGTCAGGGTGAACAATGCTGGCAACACATCGTTGTTGACGATCCACACCGCGTTAGCGAATGAGCCTGTCGGCAGACGCGCAATCATCTTGGCCAGATTTTGTGGAAGCAGCGTTTGCGTCAACTGCCCGGTCTCCTTGGCCACGCTGACCGTCGCGCCAGCATTGAGCGCGCCTACCGGTACGCCAGAGCCCGAGCCAAACAGGATCGATTCATTGGTTTTCCAGCGAATGGAAAGTGCAATTTTCTCGGGAAGATAGGTCGACAAGGCATTGGCATCTTCGAGCAACTCATCGGTCGTCGGCACCAGTGCCATCAACTTCTTAAGCCGCAAAGTAGAAAGTCCCAACACGGGCTTAGTGGTGACCGAAGGAGCCGCTTCGCCTTGCCAGTAAGCGCGAATGCCGTTGGTGCCCCAAGGCGTGGTTTCATCCTTGGGAAACGCCATGGTGTTTCCGCTGATCTCCACGTTATCGGTGAGCGGCAGCAACGAGTCTTCGCCCAAAGACAGCTGAAAAATCTCCTTGGAGAACTGTGGCGGCACAAAGAAGCCACCGTCTTGACCGGAGCCTTCACTGCCAAAGGTAGCGGGAGCGGCAGCACCACGACCGCTGCCAATCAGCAGGCGATCGTCAATCGGGTTGCCTGGCTTTTGCGCATGACAGACGTTTTGCAAAAAGTCACCCAGGCTCTGAAAGCCATGCTTGGGATCAAGTTCGCGGTTGTCGCTCACCATCACACTGGAAAAAGCAGAACCATGACCAGCGCCCACATGGATGCCCATCTGGGCCTCTTCTGAAATCAAGGCCGATTCGCGGTCAATCGCCGCCGAAGTGGCTTCGATTCGACTTTTAAGTCCATTGAATTTGATGACATCCTCATCCGTCAGATCGCGGTTTTCTTGGGCGGCAATGTCGGTTAAGGCACGCGCCTCTTTGACAAGATCAGACTTGCGAGCTTGAAGCTCGCGCAATTGCTTACTCATTTGGGTTTCTCCAGACGTAAAAAAGCCACCTCTTGGGTGGCGGGATTGGAAAGATTGAAAAATGCGCGAAGCTAGTCACGCATCAGGGTTGCGACCTACGGGTCGCCGTTCGGACTGGAGACGCTCAACGGAGCAACTCCTGAGCAGTCCAAATTACAAAATCCCAAGCTCAGTGCGGGCTTGGGCCAAGCGGGAGGTTTTGGGTTTGGCAGGCGGGCTGGACTTGACGCTTGATGCTGCATCTTTTTGCATCTTGCTCAAGACCTGATCGAAGCTGGCGATGCCGTCCACCATGTTTTGTGCCAAAGCCGCATCAGCGCCCAAGACACGGCCTTGGCCCATGCCATCTCGAACCTGAGAGATCGGTAAATTTCGACCTTTGGCGATGGCTTTTGTGAATGCCTGAAAGTAATCATCCACTCGCGATTGCATAAAACCCTGCGCCTCCTCGCTCAGCGGGGCGTAGGGATTTCCTTCCACTTTGAACTTCCCCGCCGAAATGAGCGTGGTTTTAACGCCTGCCTCATCCATGGCTTTGCTGTAGTCCTGGTGCGCCTGCCACACGCCAATTGAGCCAACTTCGCCACCGGCGGTGACGTAGAACTCACTGGCCTGGGAGCCGACCCAGTAAGCAGCCGAAGCGGCCAGACTGTTGGCGATGGCCACCACAGGCTTTTGTGCACGGGAACTCAAAATCACATCGCTCAATTCAGAAACGCCATAGACACTTCCGCCAGGGCTATCGATGTCGAGCAAGATCTGACTGACCGCATCATCTGCAACGGCTTGCCTCAGCATCTGGGTGACGATCTGGGTGCTGACCATGCCAGGGCCGGAGACGTCATCCACCATATTTCCACGCTGTGTGATGACACCGTAAATTGGGATGACGGCAATGCCGCCGCCCGAAATGGCAGCCGAGGTCTGTCTGCGAGTGTCTCGCAGCACACGGTCTGTTTGGACCTGAAACATGGCGGCGTCGCTGGCAGGCGTGCCTTGTGACCACCGGGAAATGACCGTGGCCAGGGCACTCAATCGCTCAGGCATCAAAGCCCATGGCGTTGCCAAAAATTCAGCGACTAACAGTTGGTTTTTCATACATTCAGTCCGAGGGAAATAAGTGATTGGGTGAGCAGTTTTTGATCTAACGGCTCGGCTATTTGGTTTGCCCAAAGCTGAACTCTGTCTAGCGGAACTGCCAAAGCTTGTGAGATCAACAAGATGTCTTTGTCTGCCAAATGACCTGATCGGCCAATTCGGCGAGCAAGTCGCTCAGAGGTCGTTTGAACAAGGGCAACAAACCGGGCTTTACTGGCATCCGCCGTGGGCTCAATCGCTTCAGCTTGCGTATCGATTTCCAGATCCTCTGCAGCATCCTCTTCAACCATATTGAGTGGGCGTAGTGGCTGATCCAGTCCGTCAATCGGATTCAGGTTTTCTGCAATGCGTGCCTCATTTCGCGTGAGCCAACCGTTTTGAATCCCGCTTTGGTAGTAGCTTGAGCGACTGGCGGCATCGCCGCGCATCAGATTGGCGAAGTCAAATTCAATCTCGATGTCGTCGACCTCTAGCAGCAACTCGGACTCAATGCTGGCCTCCCAACGCTCGGCCCAGGGCGTCATGGTGTGCATGACAAACTCGAGGCTTTGCTGCTCAATGTTGGAGAACGTGGCGCGCTCCAAGTCGGCAATCATGTGTGGCGGCACGCGAAACAGTCGGGCGATGTCAGTGATCTGAAACTTGCGCAGTTCCAGAAACTGGGCGTCTTTGTTGGTGACACCCACTTCATGGAACTTCATGCCGTTTTCCAGCACAAGGACCTTGCCCCTGTTGGCACCAGACTGCGCTTGTTGGTACGACTCACGAAACACCTTCTTGGCCTCGTTGTCCTTGAAGGAGCCAGGAAACTCGATCCAACCACCGGTCGGTTTGGCGTCGTTGGCAAAGAAACGTGCGCCGTAATCCTGGGCCGCCAAAGCCATGCCCAGGTTTTCTCGGGCAAGTTCAATCGGGCTCATGCCCATCAAGCCGTCCGAGGACAGGCCGCGCAGGTGCCAGACCTCACCTCTGGGCATGATGACCTCGGTGCCCGCCCGGTCAGTGACACGGTAGCGGTATTCACCAGAGGGCAGTAACTCGATCTTGACCCGGTCCGGGTGGATCGGCATCAATTCGATGATCTCGCCGCGCGGGTTCGTGATGATCTGGTTGTATGCATTGCCGCGCAAAGCCAGGTGGCCTTGCAGCATCTCGCGCCACTCGAAAGGGTTTTGAAACCGGTTCGGCCGCTTGGCCATCAAGCGATAGAGCCAATGGTCCGTGACCTTGTCCTTGCCGCCATCCGCACGGCGCTGGTAAACCACCAAAGGCAGCGATGCCATGGTTTCGGCCAGGATGCGCACACAGGCATACACCGCAGCCACGCGCAGCGCGCTGTCAGGCGAGACACGCATACCGCTGCCAGTCCGGGCAGAGACCGGCTCAAACCAAAATTCGCCGTACGGGCTGCGGTCACCGCTGGAGGCACCGGGTTCACCGGATCCGCGAAAGCGATCAAAGAAGCTAAAAAATCCCATCAGTTCAGAGCAGCATGAGTTCGTAGTCGGATCCCAGCACCACCGAGTCCCCCGGTTTGATCGCGCGCGACAGCGCCATGATCAGTGCCACGATGCCGTCGATCTTGTTTTCTGCTCGCTCCTTGCGTGGGTAAATGTTGTCTTTGGCGTCCAGGTGGGCCACCACGTTGCTGACCATCCAGTCCAGCACCGGGTCGCCGTCGTGAACCAATTTCTTTTGAAGCACCAGGGCTTCGAGCGTCTTCATCGGCTCTGAAAAGTTCAGCACCGTGGGACGCACTTCAATCATGGGCAGACCCTCGCTCATCATTCGGGTCGAGAGTTGCGTCGCCTGAAACGGATCAAACGCGACGGCCTGCACAGCAAACCGCGAAGACAGATCGTTCAGATCCGCTTCGATCCAACTGAAATCAATCACATTGCCCGGCGTCACGGTGAGGCGTCCGGTGTGCATCCAACCAGGGTACTGGCTGTTGCCGTTGGCATTGACCGTGTCCTCTGGCAGGTAGTACTTGCCAAACACTACAAACGCATCGGCAATCTCGGGATGGGCGAACACAATCACCAAGGCGGCAATGTCTGTCTTACTGGCCAAGTCCAGGCCCACCCAACAGGGCTGGCCCACAAAGGACTCGATGTCCAGGTCCTGATCAGCGCAGGCGTCCCAGGAGCGCATGTCCATCCAAGCGGTGTCGGCGTTGACCCACTCGTTCAAGTGTTTGGTTTTGAAGTTATTCATCGCACTGGGCAACTGCATGGCCTTGGCCTGCAGCGGTCCCAGAATTTCCGGGCGCACCGAGATGCCCCAGTTGGGGTTGGCCTTCATCAGCGAGTCTTCGCTGGTCCAGTCGTCCCCGTCATCCAGGCCATAGACGATGCCAAACTGGCTGTCGTCCTCGAAAACGCCATCGAGCAATCGGGTCACAAAGGTACGTACCTCGTAGCAAATGCCTGAGCGGTTGCTGCCTGCGGTGGTGATCACCCACAAAAGTGAGTTGTCTCGTTTGCCGGTGCCGGTCTCCACCACGTCATAGACTGTGCGGGTTTTGTGAGCGTGCAATTCATCAATGCAGCCAAAGTGAATGTTCAGGCCGTCCAGGGTCGAGCCTTCTGCCGAGAGCGCTTCAAACTTGGAGCCGGTCTGCAGCACATTCATGTTGTGCGCGCCGACATTGACAGAAAACCGACTGCGAAACCCCTGTGACCTGCGCGCCATGGTCTGCGCATCACCAAACACGATGCGTGCCTGGTCGCGTGTGGTGGCCAGGGAATAAACCTCCGCACCACCTTCACCGTCGGCGGCCAGCATGTACAGCGCAAGCGCAGACGACAGGGTTGACTTGGCGTTACCACGAGGCACCTCGATGTACGAGCGCCGAAAGCGGCGGTTGCCGTCTGGCTTGACCCAGCCAAACACGGTGGTCAGGATGAACACCTGCCAGGGTTCCAGCTTGATCGTCTCGCCTGCCAGTGGTCCTTTGACGTGGGGCAGCCTCTCAATGAACGCGCACAGGTTGTCGGCGGGATGAAAGGCCCGACCGTCTTTGGTCGCCAGCTTAGGATTGAATCGATACGGGCTGTCTTTGCCTTTGAACCGGTTCAGGTCTGCCAGTTGGCGTTCGCATGCGCGCTGGACCCACTTGCAGGTCAGGATTTTCCCGGCAACAACATCTTTGGCGTACTGGCGTGCGATCGCAACGTAGTCATGTTTTGCCATCTGCATCAACCAGCAATATCGGCCCAAGGGTCGTTATCCCTTGGGGCGTCACTGGGTGCGGAAATCCGTGAACGAGCCGCAGGGGTGAAACCCATCTCGGTTTCGTACACCTTCATCTCCATAGCCAACTCGCGAATCACGTCCATCAGTGGCGAGCGACGCAAGATACCGCTGGGTGTCTTGATGATCATCCCCGAGACACCGGCGCGATTAATCTTGGCCAGCGCCTCCCGATACAGACCCGAGCAATTGGCCCAGCGTTCCAGCACGGCACCATCAAGCGCGGACAAGAGTCCGGGCGGCGAATTGGCCACAGCGTAGTTCCACGCCTCCTTGGCCGCGTCGCTCATGTACTCGGGCGGCGTGCACAGCGCCGTGGTAGGCCGGGGCTCGTGGGGGTTGGTCCGGCATTTCTGCACGGTGCCTTTGATCTGTTTGATTGCCAGCGGAAGCGGCTTACGACCAGCCATGGGGTTGGACTCAATTCTTCAAAAAAATGTTTTCAATTTGCACGCGCAAAAATCTGTGCAGGCACACGCATCGCTGGCCGCCGTCTGTAGAGATTCAGACCCCCTACCCCCCTAAGGAGGGGTGGTCAGCGCCGACCGGCGGTCTCGCGCGCCGTCTTTCGGTTGTGACAAGAGACGCACAGCGCCTGCAGGTTGGCCGTGTCAAAGCGCGCACCGCCATCCTTGAGCGGGGTGACGTGATCAGCGACAACGGCTGGCACCACACGACCACGCTGCTCGCATGCGCAGCACACCGGGTGCTGCCGCAGGAAAGCCGCACGCACCGCGCGCCACTGGGCTGATTGATAAAAGCCAAGCTCCGCATCAAAGCTGCGCCGGGCACGTCCGTAGTCACGGTGCACCGCTCTGCGATGGGTATCGCAGTAGCCGGGTCTTGCCAACACAGCACCACAACCGGGGTGTCTGCAAGGGGTTGGTGCTGACAGTGGCATGAAGTCGACAGTCTTAAAAATGTTCGGAACTATTTGCGGGATTTGTGGGTTCAGGACTTGGCTTTACTTGTGTTCAGAGCGTTCATACGAACACCAGCAACAACCCAAAGGAAAAGCAATCATGACCAGCAGCAACAACAGCACCCGAGACCAGCAACTCCAAAAAATCGCGCTGGACCACTTGTTTATCGCAACCCTTGAGACCCGCAGCAGCGACAGCCTCGACTTCCATGACGTGAGCGTGTGGGCCATCAAGACCGCATTGCAAGCCGCCTTTGAGGCAGGCCGCAACGCCGCTGCCAACCCTGCACAAACCCAACCTAAAAAGTAATCAGGAGATCAACATGGCCACACCAGCCGCAGCGCAACTGAGCGCATCGCAGCAACAAATCCTTAACCACGCTGCCGTCAACACGGATGGCAAGCTGGTCTGGTTTCCCGAGACCCTCAAGGGCGGTGCCAGAAAGAAAGTTCTCGACAGCCTCTTCAACCGTGCGCTGATCACGACCGACGGCACATATTGGTTTGTAGCCGCCGAGGGCTACGAAGCGCTGGGAATGCCGCGCCGAGCACCCATCACGCTGGCGGCACTGGACGCAGTGATTGAGTCTGCTGAAGCAAGTCTTGCAGCCAAGCCACGCACGCGTGACAACAGCAAGCAGGCCCAGGTGATTGCGATGCTCAAGCGAGCCGAGGGCGCAACGATCACGCAAATCTGCGAGGCCACCGGTTGGCAATCCCATACGGTGCGCGGCACCTTTGCCGGAGCCTTTAAAAAGAAACTTGGACTGGAGATCACCTCCAGCAAAGCCGACGGCAGCGAGCGGACTTACCGCATCACCACGAATTGAGACCAGCCATGACATCCATGACCATCACCATTGAACGTACGCCTCGCACCCTGCAATTTGAGGGCAGTGCCATTGAGGTTGAGGAGTTGAGCGTTCGCCTGCCATTTGCCCGCAAATCTGCCAACCTCAGTGAGGTGGGCGGCGAAGGCAACTACAAGGTGTTCGTGACCGAGACCCGGGAGATGTCCCCTGCGGAGTTCGATAACTTTGCCAGTCAACTGCTCAAGTCACGCGACTGGCTCAATGGCAAGGGCGGCTACCTTGCGGACGGCAGGCTTTGCGTTGAGGTCCGTGCCACCGGCAGGCCCACCTTGTACGTCGATCCCTCCGGTGGAGATTACGGTCGCTACGTTGCCAGACTCGGCTAAATTCGTTCCCAGCAAAGCAGATCAGGCAACCTGGTCTGCTACCTCTTTGTCAAATTTCGCTTTGATGATGTCGTAGATCATCCAGTCTTTGCGTTGCTCACCCACCTTGGCGTTGTGCACACGTCCCAGGCAGACCTGGAACCAAACCTTAAAAACATGTGCTTTGGACTGACCTCGCAGTCCCTTCACCATCCGCTTAGCCTGTTCAATTTTTTGTTCGTTCATCGTGTTCCTGTGCTAACTTGCACTTAAACCATTCACGCTCTGACCAAACAGGAAGCCAAGTGACTTCTTAAATACTTGCCATCACAGTGGCGTTTCAGCCACTTGAATCGCGGATAGTGCCGGGCTAATGTCGTCAAACTTCAATTGGTCAGCCTGACGCACCGCTTGCTTGCCACTGAAGTCCTGCCAGCGTTTGACGATTACGTCCACGTACTTGGGATCGAGCTCAATGAGCCGGGCACGACGACCCGACTTTTCGCAGGCGATCAGGGTGGTGCCAGAGCCGCCGAACGGATCCAGCACGATGTCCCTTGTTTTGCTGCTGTTGCGCACCGCGCGCTCCATCAACTCCACCGGCTTCATGGTCGGATGCAAATCGTTCTTGTGCGGCTTCTTGATGTGCCACACATCTCCCTGGTCGCGTGCACCGCACCAGTAGTGCTGAGCACCGTCTTTCCAACCGTAGAGAATCGGCTCGTACTGGCGCTGGTAATCAGCGCGACCCATGGTGAAGGTGTTCTTGGCCCAGATGATGAAGGTGGACCACTTGCCCCCTGCGGCGCGAAACGCTGCCTGCAAGGTATCGAGTTCGGATGAACTCATGGCGATATAGACCGCACCCTTGGTGACGTCCAGGATGTTCTGGCATGCCGACTGCAAGAACGCTCCAAAGTCCGCGCCCATGTTGTCGTTCAGAATGGGACGGTCCTTGCCGCGCATCTTGTCCTTGGCCGTGTTGGCGTAGTTGACGTTGTAGGGCGGATCGGTGGCGGTCATGTCCACCAGTTCGTCGCCCAGCAGCGCCTTGTAATCTTCTACCTTGGTGGCGTCGCCACACAACAGCTTGTGCTCGCCAAGGACCCAGATGTCGCCGGTTTGGGAGACGGCTGTCTCGGCCACCTCGGGTGCCTGGTCTTCGTCTGTCAGGCCATCGTTGCTGGGGTCGCCCGCAATAAGCTTGTCCCACTCTTCGGCGGTAAAGCCGGTGAGGCCCAGATCAAAGCCAGCTTCCTGCAGCTCAGCCAGTTCCAGACCCAGCAGATCGTCATCCCAGGACGCGTTCTCGCCGATCTTGTTGTCGGCCAGGATCAGTGCCTTGCGCTGAATCTCAGTCAGATGTTCCATGGCCACGACGGGCACTTCAGGCATGCCGAGTTTTCGGGCTGCCAGCAGTCGACCGTGACCGGCGATGACGTTGTTTTGTCCGTCCACCAGGATCGGTGCACCCCAGCCAAACTCGGTGATGCTGGCCGCGATCTGTGCCACATGGGCGTCCGAGTGCAGCTTGGCATTTCGGGCGTAAGGGATCAGGGACTCAATCGGCCGGTATTGGATTTTGATGGTGGGCTTCATGCTGCTTCGGAAACGAAAAAGCCCGCGAGAGTCTTACTCGTCGCGGGCTGTTGAATGAGGGTGGCTGCAAGACACATCTCTCGCAACCGTAGACAAAATGTAAGCGAAATTCCGGCAAAACGCGACACGCTCAAATCCGCGTTTTCTCCGCAACAACCCGCAGGAGCACGCGCCACTTGTATCTGGCACGCAACTACCTGCAACTACCTCACCCAAACTCCCTGCGCCAGGTTGTGGGCCACGATGTACATGGCAATTTCCCAGCGGCGCTGGGCCGTGCGGGGGGCGCAACCGAAGCGCTTTCCGATGTCGTACCAGCGGTAACGCGCTGCCCGCATCCAGACCAGGTGGCGCTGCTCCACTTCGAGCCACTGGACCCAGCCCATGACCTCAAGCATGCAGTCCACCTCGGCCGGAGTGGGTGGAAACCGGTAGACCGGGGCATCGTCACTGGCCATGCGCTCGTAATCGGTTCGCACAATGGTGGGCCAGACGTTGAAGTGGCCCTGCACCCGAACCGGCGGGAGTTTGTGGGCCGTGCGTGAGGCCTGGATGAAATAGTCTGCGACCTCGTCCGCAGACCAGCCGCCCCTTGGTGTGGGTATGGCCATCTCACACCTCCTGCGTGTCAATGGCCCAATGCAAGAGCGCCAGTGCATCGGCCTCGTTGTCATCGGTAACCGGGTGGCCAAGCAGGCGCATAGCAGCAATCACTTCGCCCTTGCCCGCGTTGCCTTTGCCGGTGGCGTGCTTTTTGATCGTGCCAACTGGCACGCCCTGATAAGCGATGTTGTGGTGCTCGCACCAGGTGGTGAGCGTGGCCATCAGGCCGCCGTAGACGTGGGCTGCGTCCACCCCTGCATGGCGACGCACTTCCTCGAAGTACACGGCGTGGATGTCGGTGGCCAGCGCTTTGATCTCGGTTAGCCAGCGTTTAAAGCGCAGGTAACGCATACCGCCGCCTTCAAACCGCTGGGGCTTGAAGCTGGCAAAGCCATGCGCGATCTGTCCGTCTTTGGATCGCAGTGCCCAGCCGGTTGTAGTTCCCAGATCAATGGCCAGAACCACCACCCGGGTTCCCGGCAACGGTGTATCGACCGTTGAAACACTCCGACGTAGGTCAGAGGGAACCACAGGTCCCTCTCCTACGTAGTAGGAGGAGAGTTTTCTCCAACTGGATTTTTCATGAAAACCCAGCATCCATGCGGGTTTGCGGCCAGTTGGCAAGTTGGCAGCGTTGCCAACTGCCAACTTTGCCAACTTACGCGTAAGTGGTTGATTTATATGGGAATGAAGTTGGCAAGGGTCTGCCAACTGAATCCAGTTGGCAAAAAGTGGGGGCCAGTTGGCAAAACTTTTGCCAACTTGTTTGCGCAAACTCTTGCGGGTTCCTGCGTACTCCTGCGGGTCCACGCCAGCCGTTGCTAAAGGATGGCCGTTGAGGGCGTTTGCGGGTTGGTGAGGGTCAATGCGGGCGTATGACAACGCTGCATTTGTGCGGGTTCTATCTTGGCAAATCGTGTTCATTCTTGCTCCTGCGGGTCGTTGCTAATTTCTTGGTACACCCACACATCCGGGTTTTCGACGGGCATCGCGGCCCCGGATTGCGGGCATTTGTAATGGGTTGGAAGCACCCCGAGCGCGCGCAGTGGCAGCTCGCCGGTGTCTGGGTCGGGCTCGTCGGTATGCGTATTCAGGACCATGCCCTCGACGCACAGGTAGCCAAACTTGGAGCGCCCAATCGAGGGCAGCCCGTAGTCAGTGCTGTTGCGAAAAAACTTGATGTAGCCCTGCGTGGACAGGGCCGATATCCGCTCCCGGATCGTGCGCTCGCCGCCCAGACCGGCCTTGCCCTCGAAGGACTCGGCAAGTTGGTTGGCGGTGTAGCAACGCCCCTGCGCCGCCTCCTCAAAGAGGATCTGCAAAATGGCATCACGCTTACGCCTGCGCTCGGCATCGAGCCGCTCGCCGTACTCCTTGAGTACCAGCCTGTCGTTCACGTCGACCTCGTGCCACTGGCCGTCCATCTTGTCGACGAACTTGGTCTCAATGGCCGGGCCGTTGCGCAGCTCATATATCAGGTGACGGGTGGATTGCGCCTCATCGGGGCGAAACAACAGCATCCCCGACGAGTAGTAGCCGCGCAGGCTGCCAGCACCTGCCAAAGCCTGAAACGGGTCTTCTTCAAACTGGCGCTTGCCCAGCTTCTTGGTGTGGTGCGCCAGGATCACGCCCGCCTCGGGATTCACCGCCTGGCGAATGCGCTCCACGCGCTGCGACAAGAAGTACAGCATCGCGCCGTTGTCGTTCTCGCCGCCGGCGTCTCCGCCGTCAAACACGTTTCGGATCGGATCGATCACGATGATGTCGGGCGCGAGGCCATTGAAGGCAGCCACCATGGCCGGGATGACCTGCGCCAGCCCGTCGTCGTCCAGAATCAGGCGCAGTTGCGGCGTGGCCATGAAATTGGTACGCGCCAGCGTGAGGTGCTCTGGCGAGAGGCGAATGCCCTTCACCCGCTCGCGCAGGTAGTGGTACTGGACCTCGGCTTGCAGGTAAAACACCCGCAGTGGCCGGGGCGGCCTCATCCCTAAAAACGAGGCACCAGCGGCCATGTGGGTGAGCCAGGCCAGCAGGATGTCGCTTTTGCCCACCTTGGGCGCACCGCCAAAGACCAGCAAGCCGCCCGGGGTCAGCACGCGCGGCTCAATCAAATCTTCGGGCAACGGTGAGTCATCGTCGAGCAACGCGCCCAACGTGAATGTCGGCACCATGGGCGCAGCAGCTTTGATCACCCGGCGTTCAGCCTGCGCGATGAAGGCGGCGCAATCAAAGCCCTCCTGCGCTGCGTCGGCGGCGTCCCACTTGAGCGGCTTGTCAGCAGGCGGCACGAGGATGGACACCGACTGGCAGCCCACGGCCGCGCAGGCGCGTGCAGCGCTCTCGGCATAGTCCCAGCCCGGCGCATCGCGGTCGGGCCAGATCAGTACATCTTTGTTCTTGAGCGCGGACCAGTCGGTCTTGTCTACCGGTGCTTTGGCCCCGTTCATGGCGGTGGTGGCCACGATGCCTGCGCCAATCAGGGCGTCGGCGCACTTTTCGCCCTCGACCAGGATCACGGTGCTGGCCGTCATCAACGCAGGCAGGTTGTAAAGCGGGCGCGGATCGGGAGCACGCCACATTCGCGCGCGCACATCCCACGGCCTGAACTCCTTGCCCGACGGGGGGTCGTAGCGGTAGACGCAGGCAATCAGCTCGCCATCCAGGCCGACGTAATCCCACTTGGCGGTGTAGGGACCGAGTTCATCCATCGGGACCGTTCGCCCGTCGCGTCTGGCCCCATGGTTCAGGGGCGGCGCAAAGCCAAGCCACTTCCGGATTTCATCGGCGATGCGCGGAAAGTCGTGCTGCGTCGACAGCCCCCGGGACTTGGCCCAGGCTGCAATCAGGTCGCCGCCATCGTCATCGGCGAAGTCCTTCCACAGCCCGCGCCGGGGACCATCAAGCTCCACCACCAGGCTCTTGCCCGGTGCGCCATCAATGTCGCCGACATAGAACTTGTTGCCGCGAATGCGGCCACTGGGAAACAGGTACAGCAGCACCGACTCGAGCCGGTCCAGCAGACCAATACGCAGCGCCTGCGTGTCAGCCGCAGATTCCAGCCTTTGTTCGGGGGCGTTGTTAAAGTCCAGCCAGCCGATGTTGTCAGCCGTCATTGAGTCCCCCAGCAGCGGTCCTGCCACGCGCAGAACTTGCACTCCATGTGGGTAGGCGTGGTGGCAAAGCGCGGCAAGACCTCGCTTGCGCTGGTGGCGGTGATTACGCGCACAGCGCGGTCCGACATGCGCTGCGCCAGCCCGCCATCAAATGGCAGTAACTCGAACCAGAATTCCTGGGTGTCTTTGTTGATGGCCGTAAAAAGCGCCGGGTTGGCAGAGATGCCCGGAATGCTGGCTTCCATGTACGCCTGGTAGACCGCAACCTGTGCGGCATAGACCGGCTTGGACTTAGCCACCCCGTGCTTGACGGTGTCGCGCCAGGACTTGTCGTTCATGGTCTTGAACTCCCACAGCGCCGGGTAGCTCACGCCCAGATCGGCAGGACCGGTGTTCAAAATGCCGTCGACGTGTCCCCGGATGCGGCCACCTGCCACGGAAAAGCCGAACTGGCCACCCTGGACTTTGCGCGTGTACAAGTCAAACCCCGCCATGCGCAGCCAGCGGATGGCCAGGTCTTCCAGCGTGTGGCCCACCTCGAAGATGCGCAGCAAGCGGCCTGAGAAATCACGGCCGTCGTCCACCGGTGTGTGCGTGTACTCATATTGCAGCGCGCGCTCGCATGAAACACCCAAGCGCGATGCCCCCAGGTAGTCGCGCGGCGTCTGGCCAGCGCGTTCGCGGATCAAGGCTGTATCAATGAGCTGGCTGATCTGTTCTTGAATTTTGGGGCGGGCATTGAAGTCCAGCATCACACACGCCCCTTCTGCAAGCTCAGGCGCTCTTGCAAAAACGACCGGTCGCGCGCCGCCATACGCTCGTGTTCAGCCGTCATCTGGCCTTGGTAGGCCGTGACCACGACGTCAATCAAGGTCAGCACCTCCATACGGCTGTAACTGGCCAGCGGACGGTCCATGCCAATTGAGCCCACGAACTCGCCCAATGGCTGCAGGCACGCGCTCATGGCCGTGGTTTCCATTTCACTTGGATCAATCATTTGTCCCTCCGTTTTGTTCATGAGTGTTGAGAAGGCGTTTTGACAGCGGCGCGAGCAAAACACCCATTGGTCTGAATAGCGACCGGGGTCGCTGCGTTTGAGGCTGGGGTTAAACCAGCCGTAGCCTTTGGCTTGGCGGGCACACACCGCGCACTTCAAGCCGCCTCCAAAACATGGGCGTGGCTGCTGTGGCTGGTGGCGCTTCTGTGATGCGCGTCATTGGCAGCAGTGACCAGGCGCTGAATCTCTTTGCGGTTGAACTGAAACGACAACAAAGCGGAGGCCTGGTAGCGGGTCATGCCGAAATCGGTCCGCATCGCCTCTGGCAGGTAGACCAGTTGCTTGACCGTGGGCGGCTCGTTGAGCCAGCGCCTGGTCTTGTGCGCCGAGTCGGCCGACTCGTGGTCGTTCAGCCAGTCATCAGCACGCGCCATGCAAACAGTGCGCTCGCCCACTGCCAGCAAGGTGGGACGCAGCGACTTGGCACCACCGATGGCATGCCAGCTGCCGTTCAGGAAAAACACGCCACCCCATGCGGTAAAGCCCGTGGCCATCAAGGCGTCGTCACAACCAAAAAGATCGCACCACCGGAAATTCGAGCGCTTGAGCAAGTCGATTTCACTCATGATGAAATCCGACAGTGCGCCGGTGTCCTCTGGCTGGCGCTCCCAGACATGGCCGCAGAGCGGGCACTCCATGCAAGACAGCGGCACTGTGGCCTCGCACTCCGGGCACTCTTTCGTGGGTGCTTCACCCTCATGCGCATGGCCATCGAGGTTGACCTCTTGCTCCAGCGCTCCGTGCATCAGACTGGCGGTGCCGAAATCCAGCACCACGCAATCGGACTTGATGACGCCCGGAAACTCCTGCGGGTCCACCGTGCGCAAACCACGCCCAACCATTTGAATGAAGGTGGACTTGTAGGAACTCGGGCGCAGCAACACCACACACGCCGTGGGTGTGTAGTCGTAGCCCTCGGTGAGCACCGCCACATTGACCACCACTTGGGCGCTGCCGGTCTCAAATGCTTGCAGCCTTGTTTGGCGTTCAACCGGCGACAGTTCGCCATGGATCAGCACGGACGGCACACCGGCAGCCACAAACGCCTCGCAGACATTTTTCGCATGGGCCACGGTGGAACAAAAAACGATGGTCTTGCGGTCAGCCGCTTTTTGTTTCCAGTGCCCAATCACGGCGTTAGTGATCAACGATTTGTTGAGAATCGTGGCCACCTGCTCCATGTCGAAGTCGATCGCTGTGCGGCGCACGTTTTGCAATGCTTCCTGCGCGCCGACATCAATCACGAAAGTACGGGGCGACACCAAATGGCCGCTGGCGATCATCTCGCCCAGACTGATCTGGTCGGCCACGTTGGAGAACACCTCGCGCAGGCCTTTGCCGTCACCCCGGTTGGGCGTGGCGGTCAGCCCGCAGATTGCAGCCTTGGGATTCTTGGCCAAGACCTGGTCGATGACTACCCGGTAGCTGGGTGAGGACGCGTGGTGCGCCTCATCGATGACCAGCACATCAAGCGTGGGCATCTGCGCAAGGTTCATGGGCCGCGAGAGGGTTTGCACCATCGCAAAGGTGGCGTCACCCGCCCAGGACTTTTCTTGGGCATCAAACACTGAGGTGCTCAAGCCCGGATTGACGCGGGAAAACTTGGCCCGGTTCTGACCGGTCAGTTCGGTGCGGTGCGCCAGCACACAGGCCTTGGCATCCGGCTCAGACAACATCTTGCCGACCACCGCCGACAACATGATGGTCTTGCCAGACCCGGTGGGCGCGACAGCCAGCGTGTTGCCATGCAGAGCGAGCGCGTCCAGGGTACGTTGGACCAGCAGGGATTGGCGGGGTCGAAGCATCATGGCTGTGATCCCCGCTTACTGCGCCCAGCTCGGACGACCGGGAACCGGCGCACGACCTGTGGCTTGGGCATAGGCATTGGCTGCGGGCGCAACACCGGCAGATGCAGTAGCTGGCGTTGCTGTTCGCGGTGCACCCATGGCAGCGGCGTAGTCCTTGTGGTCCGGCGTCACTGCCGCCTTGATGACCGCCTTGTCCTGGCCGTTCTGGTCTTTGTCCCAGTCCACCTTGCCCAGGAACTCAATGCCATCCAGATCCGCAAAGCCGCTGATACGCCGGGCGTTCTGGGCGGCCTGGCTGTTGTCACCCGGCTGGACGTTGCGTGCCGAGTTCAGGATGGCCTTCACCATGGTGCGGCCCATGTTGGCCCACTCAGGTCCCTTGGGACTGTGCAAACCAATGAGTGACCACATCTTGCGGCGTGCAAACTCACCATCGGTCACCACGAATTCGCAGTTCAGGTACACCGAGCCGGTGCTGACACTGCGAGTGGCATAACCACCGGTCCAGCCTTGCGAGGCGTCATCAAAGCCGCCTGGTTTGATGGTCATGCGCACCCGCACCAGCGTGCCTTTGGGGATCAGGTCAAAAGAGGTTTGCTCGGACGCGGAATTGAAATCGAAGTAAGTCATGTTCAGGACTCCTGAGTGGGGTTGAAGGAAGTGGGGTCGAAGCTGGTGTCTGTGTTGCCCTCAGTGGTGTCTTCACTTGAGGTGCTGGCTTTTGGCAAAGGCGCAACGCTGGTGGCGGGCCGCGCAAAGTCGAGTCGTTCTGGTGCGGGTTTGGCCGGGCCAGCAATCTTTTCCATGAGGCGGCCCAGGTTGGGCTCCTCAATGGCGTCAAGGCGACCCGAACGGTCTTTGGCCGGATAGCCCCAGTTGTTGAGCGTGTGGCAGACAAAGGCGCGGTAGCTCGTGCCGTCATCACTTTTGAGTTCGGTCAGCGTGACCACCTCATCGACGATGCCGGGCAACTCCAGTCCGGTTTTGGAGCCATCAACCTGCAGAGAAAAAACGCGGCGATTGAAGTCGTCCAGCGCTTCGTTCAAGATGCCGACGAACCACACGTTCTTGCGCCGGGTGTGCTGCAAGTGCGTGAGCCAGCCGATCATTTCCTGGCCCATCAAACCGTAAGCACCCCGGCTGTCGGGCTTGCCGGTTTTTTCTGAAAACGCCTGGGGCTGACCTTTGCACCACTGCAGGCACAGACGACCGGCCACCGTGATCGAGTCCACGAACACGGTGTCGTACTTGTCCATAGACGAGGACTGGCCAAAGCGCTGGCACACCGCATCAAAGTGGGCCTGGCTGTAGGGCTGCTCATCACGCAGCGCGGGGTTGGGGCCGCCAATGAAGACGGCAAAGTCACGGCACTCCTGCCAGGTGCGTGGGCGCACCGTGTCACCGGCCCAGCCTTCTACTGCGAGGTCGCCAGCTTCCAGGTCAAAGAACAAAGTGGCGCTGGGTTTGAGGGTCCACAACTGAGAGGTTTTGCCAATGCCGCTTTTGCCGACGAGCACGCCTTTGACGCCACGACGTTCGGCCAACCGCTGGTCAGCGGTGATGATGGGAAGGCTCATTTGTTTTCTCCTTGAAGTGCGAGACGAAAGCCCGGCTTGCCGGTTTTGAGGGTGCGGGCCGCAGAGAACGAGCTCTTAAGCGATTCGGGCCACGCGTTGAACTTGGTTTCCGAGACGCGGTAGCTGATCTCGACGTACTCGGCCGGGTTGTCGCCGTTGGCGGCAATGCGCTGTGTGATGTCAGCGAGGCGGGCTTGGTCCCACTCGATCTTTTTGGGCAGGTCGGCGGTGATGTGCACGCGGCCGTCGTCGAAATGAACAACGCCGGTGTCTTTGCCTGCGGCCAGTCGCAGTTGGTGGGCCTGCGCTGCGTACTTCAAATCCAGCGCCCGGTCGATGTGCTCGACGATGGTCTTGGCCATCACCAAAAAATCTGCCGCGTTGTTTTTGAGCTGAAACAGCGACTCGCCGGACTGCTCAGCCAATGCGCCCACAGAGATGGACAAAATTTGATCGGGATGATCAAGCGGTAGCGTGCTCATGCTGCACCTCCCACTGCACTGGAAGTGCTCTGACGCAAGCTGTCGGACTCGAAAGCTTCGATGTCTTCGACGCGGTACAGCACGCGGCCCTGGATCTTCATGAAGACCGGACCGATGCCGTCACTGCGCCATCTTTTTAACGTCGCTTCAGCGACGTCCCAGCGCTCTGCTAACTGGGTTTGGTTGAGGTGCTTGACCTTTTCTGCTGATTGCAATTGAATCTCCTTGGTGTTGAAAAAACCCCGGTTTTTTGAAGCTCGTTTGCCTCGCTAACCAGTGAGATGAATTTCAACAATCGGGATTCCTCAAGCCATTCCTCAGACTCCTCAGCGGCATTCCTCAAATGCGATTCGTGCGGACAAAATGCAAAAAACCCGGGCTCGTACTGGCGAGCGCCGGGTTTGAGATGAACCTGCGGGCTGGTGCAGGTTAAAGCTTAGGTCTAAGAGGGTTGCAGTGACTCAGGTCAGCCAGTCACGGTCTTCCGCGGGTATTTGCAAGGCGTAAACGCCGTCACCAGACTGGTATTTGATGAACTGTTTGTAGACCACCTTATTTCGATCGAATACTTTGATTGGTGAAAACGGATCGGCTTGTGATCGACATGCTGTACGCAATGCATCACGGTCCATCTCACGATCAAAGTCGTCCATCAGCGCCAACAACAAATCCTTCTGCCGTGGCTCCAGCGGATAGTCAATGCCATCCACACGCGCCTTGCCCTCCGTGCGTACCAGGCGCAGCGTGGTTTGAAACAGGGTGTCTTCAACCGGCGCTGAAACGGGCACGCTCATGCGGTCATTGAAGAACACAAATTTGCTTTGCGAGATGCGGGCGACATCACTGAGATGGACCACATCAAAGTCACTCAGGGGCGAGCCCTCGGGCAGTGGTAACGCGCTGCTGGTGAGCACCTTCGCCGACTTGTGCGCCTGGTCCTGCCAGATGGTTTCCACCAGCCGCTGCGCCGTCTTGTGGTCATGCAAGTGGCGTGCGAAGTACCAGGTGAGCGGTTTGCCACGCGCAGGCTCCGTGACCCCGATGCGCCAGGCCACCTCGGTGGCGACTTCTTTCTTGGCGCTGGTCGGCGTTCCAAGCCCAAGCATCAGGCGGTCAATGAACTTGGGCAGGCTCACTTTGTAGGTTTCTTGCAAGGACCTTGAGCCGGTGACTTCGCCGCATTCATCGCAGTAGAGCAGGATGTTTTCATGGGCGAGATCACGAACGACGCGCGCCAGTTCCACACCACACTCAGGGCACGTCACGTGCGAGAGTGACGCGCCAACGACAAGCAGTCGTTCACGCAACAAATCACGTCCGGCGTCCCCATATTCACCACCCAACAGAGTCATGCCGTTGACCTCGGGTTTTTCACGCTCAAGGAGTTGGCATAACACACTGGTGGCACTGATTTGCGCAAGACTCACGCCGCAACCTCTTCTGCTTCGATCACGTTCAGCGAATGCAGAACAGCCAGTGCCGTTGGCTGATTCTTGTCAGCCAGGTTTTTGATGGTCGAAGAGCCTGTGGCAGAAATATCAAAGCTGAAATGTCCGGCCTTGCGGCTTTCAGTTGGCAGTGTGTAGACGATGACCGAGGCACTGCTCATGTTGTATTCCGACTCGAAAGAGTGATGCACCTTGAGCCCTGTCAGCGCCAGTCGGATCGCATCGTCCTGGTCTTTGGCCGATGGTGCTTCCACCTGAAACGAAATGCCGGTGCGTCCCATGGGCGTGAAGCGTGCCCGGCGCAGACGAACCTTCTCGACGCCATAGGCTGACCAGTCCTCAAACGGCTCCATCATGCCGTCGCGCAAGGCATTGAGTTTGTAGCGGGTCTTCTCTATTTCTTCAGGCTTGATGGCTGCCTCGACCACATGCTTGCCAAAGAGTTCAAGCACCGCGCCATGATTCTTGGCACCACCCTTAACGACGGTTTCAATGAAACCGGTCGAGGGCTGGTACACCAGCGCAGTCTCCAGCGCGATGCGGGTGTTGATGCGTTTGAAACTGCTTTCCGAAAAATGTGCAATCGCCGTGACGGGGCCTTCGATGTAGATGGTCAGTTGCACGCTGCCGTCGGCGGCCCGTTTGCTGACCTCAATGTGGGTGCCGTCGCCACCGCCCACGCTTTTGTAGAGTTTGGCCACCTCGTGGCAAAAGGCATCGAGTTTGCTGCGGTCTTGCATCGGGTCAAGCCCAGGCTGGATGCGGTGTTTTTTCCAGTACTTGCCATTGGACTTGGCCTGAAAGGCAATGTGCATTTCAGCGTTGCGAAAGGCGGTGTCCCGAAAGGTCAGCATCCACAGCGACTGCTCGCGGGCATCGCGGCTGGCAAATGCTTCCTGCACCTCGCGATCACCAGCGCATGAGGTCTGAAACTCTTGGATGGAGAGATCGTTGGACATCAGGTGAGCGCGGCGCAGGTCGTCATGCCAGAGATGCAGGTTGTATTCAACCGACTCGCGCTCGGCGTGCGTCATCTCGGCACCCTGCATGGAAGCGTCAAGCAACGCGACCGCATCATTGACCACGGCGGGCAGCAGTTCCTGCGCCAGGCTCCAGTCAATGACCAGGCTTTGGCCCAGGGGATGCGCGTCGGTAAATTCGCGCAGGGTTGGCATCGAAATGTGACGCAGGAAATGTGCAGGGTTGAATATTTTCATTGTTAGTTTGCCTCATGAGTATTTGCGCACAAGGCCAACCAAAACCCCAAAAATCTCAAGTTTGCCGTTGGGCCGGATGGTGGGGAAATCCGGGTTGGCGGGAAGCAGGTGATATCCGTCTTTGTCTCGTCCGAGTGTTTTCAGTGTGAATTCATCATCAACGATCGCAACCACCACTTCACCGGGGTTGGCCTGACTGCGTCGCTCGACGACAGCCAGATCCCCGCTGTGGATACCGGCGTTGATCATTGAGTCGCCTTTGACCCGCACCAGCACCGTGTTGGCGGGCCGGGCGATCAAAAAGCGGTCCAGCGTCATCTGCTCGCCACCCTCGTCTACAGTTGGCAAGGGCATGCCAGCGGCAACTGGCAGATTTGCAATGGAGCGGTCAAAGAAGCGATCGGTCGGAGACCAGTCGCCATCCGAGGTGCGCTCCAGCATGCCCGCAACCTCCAGCCGCTCCAGCACCTTTTTGATACCGGACTTGGAGGCGAACCCCAACAGCGACATCAGCCGGGTGTACGAGGGCAACACCCGGTGCTGGGCGTAATAGTCCTGCAGGGTGGCCAGGTGTTCGAGATCGTTGATTGTTTTCTTCACGGAATCATTGTAGAGAACGATCGTTCACTTTGCAATGATCTTGTGTCTTCAATTGCAAAAAACATTTTTTACGATGATTTCAGGCGTTAACCCGCAGGAACCCGCACCAACCCACAACCACCCGCAACTCCCTGCTGGCCTTGGAGGCAACCCTTAAAGACAATTTTGGCTACACAAGTTTGTCAACACGGAACGCTACCCAATGAGCCTAAAAAACAGCATTAACCACCTCCCGCCTGAGCGCATGACCCCTGATCAGCGTCGGCTGGAGATCGCCTCCATCCTCGCAAAGGGCCTGGTCAGGCTGCGTCAGTCAAGCCCGGCCAAACGTCAGATACCTGCCACTGAGCGAAAAGTTTTACTTGGCTTCTCTGGTGACCAGAGCGTTCATACAGACCTCATCAACAAATGAACGAGGTTCAAATGAAACCAAGCAAAACTCCACCAACCCTTCACCGGACCGCAGTGGCCCAGGTGCATGAACTGCCCAGCCTGCCGTTTGCAGAAATCAAAGCCCTGTGGCGAAAGCTGTTCGGCGGTGAAACACCCACCCACAACCGGCAATTTCTGGAGCGCCGCATTGCCTACAAACTGCAGGAGGTCGAGTTCCGCAAGGTCGACCCGGGGCTGCTGGAGCGCAATAACAAAAAGATTGCCTCGCTGATTGCCACCGGCAAGCTCAGAAAGCGAGACCGAGATTTCCACCCAACGCCCGGCACACTGTTCACCCGCGAGTACCACGGCAAGGTGCACCAGGTGATCGCCACGGCCGACGGCCAGTACGAGTTTGAAGGTCGCCCCTACCGCAGCCTCTCGATGATTGCGCGAGAGATCACCAGCAGCCGCTGGTCAGGTCCCGTCTTTTTTGGGCTCAAGGACGACGCAGCCAAATCTTCAGCCAAGAAAGGCGGCTCCAAATGAGTGAAGTATTGAAACGCCGCATGCGCTGCGCGGTTTACACGCGCAAGTCCAGCGAAGAAGGACTTGACCAGGAATACAACTCGATTGATGCCCAGCGCGACGCCGGGCATGCCTACATCGCCAGCCAGCGCGCCGAGGGCTGGATTGCGGTGGCTGATGACTATGACGACCCGGCATTCTCCGGCGGCAACATGGAACGCCCCGCTCTCAAGCGCCTGATGGCCGACATTGAGGCCGGGAAAATTGATGTGATCGTGATCTACAAGATCGACCGGCTGACTCGCTGCCTGGCTGACTTTTCCAAGATGGTCGAGGTCTTTGAGCGCCAGGGCGTGTCCTTTGTGTCGGTCACCCAGCAATTCAACACGACCACATCCATGGGCCGACTGATGCTCAACGTGCTGCTGTCCTTTGCCCAGTTTGAGCGGGAGGTGACTGGCGAGCGCATCAGGGACAAGATTGCAGCCAGCAAACGCAAGGGCATGTGGATGGGCGGCATCCCCCCGATTGGCTATGACGTTGCCAATCGGCGTCTGATTCCCAATGAGGCCGAGGCCAAGACGATCGCGCACATCTTCCAGCGTTTTGTGGAATTGGGCTCGACCACCAAGTTGGTCAAGGAGTTGCGGCTGGACGGTGTGACCTCCAAAGCCTGGACCACCCAGGACGGTCGAGTCCGGGAGGGCAAGCCGATCGACAAAGGACTGATTTACAAGGTACTGAACAACCGCACCTACCTGGGTGAGTTGCGCCACAAGGAGCTTTGGTACCAGGCGGAGCACCCGCCGATCATCACGAAGTCCATTTGGGATGATGCGCACGCGATCCTCAGCACCAACGGCCGGGTGCGGGCAGGCACGACCCGGGCAGCCACGCAGTACCTGCTCAAAGGCATCGTCTTTGGCAGTGACGGCCGCGCTATGTCGCCATTCCAAACCGCCAAACAAAACGGTCGCCGCTACCGGTATTACGTGCCGCAGCGCGACATCAAGGAGCACGCCGGTGCATCGGGCCTGCCCCGCATGCCAGCGGCGGAGTTGGAGTCAGCGGTGCTGGAGCAACTGCGCGGTCATTTGCGCTCGCCGGATGTGGTTAGAGATGTCCTGCCGCAGGCCCTGAAATACGAGCCGACGCTGGATGAAGCCGTCGTGACGGTGGCCATGAAGCGGCTTGACGATGTCTGGGACCAGTTATTCCCTGCGGAGCAGATGCGGATTGTGCGGTTGCTGGTTCGCCAGGTAAATGTCTCACCAAACAACATGTCAATGGATTTGCACCCCACGGGCATCCAGCGACTGTTGCTTGAGTTGCATCACAAAAAACTGCGCACCACTGAAACGGAATTGGAAGCGGAGGCCATGGCATGAGCGAACTTCAAATCCGAGCCACCGGCACCACAGAAGTAATCCAGTCCAGCGACGGCCGGATCACGCTGTCGGTACCGATTCAGATCAAGCGCCGCAGCGGGCGCAAACAAATGACTCTGCCCAACGGGCAATCAGGGCAGCCGGGCAAACTGTTGCGACCTTGGGATGTGGCGGCCACACCGCTGCAACTGGCGCTGGCCAGAGGCCACCGGTGGCTGGCTATGCTGGAGTCCGGCAAGGTGAGAAATCTGACTGAAATTGCAGCGCTGGAGGGAGTCGACAACAGCTACGTCAGTCGGATGGTCAATCTGACTACCTTGGCACCGGACATCGTCGAGGCGATTCTGGAGGATGCGCTGCCGGACCACCTGACGTTGTTTGATCTTGCTGTGGATCCGCCTGCGTTGTGGGAGGAGCAGCGGTTACGGATTTGATGAGGCGGAAACTGTAAAAGGATAGTGATGGCGACTGACTCCAAGGCTGCGGAAGCCGTCTGTCAGTTCCCACAGCCAAGCTCACGGTGTCGGGCACTTTACGGTCATTGCCGCGTGATCTCGATGGCGGCATCTACGGCCGGTTTAGGCGAGGCAGCTGACGTAATTGGGGTGACTGGCAAGGTCATGTATGGAGACCTGGGGTGAGACTTCCGCGAGCTGAAGATCGGGCGCCGAAGCCTACGCGAAGTAAGCTGGCAGCGTGCGCTGACCGGCTTCACAAAACGTCGGTCATCCGCTTGAGGGATCGGGATCTTGACGTTTTAAATGAATTTGCCTACGGGTTCACGTTATATTGATGGTTACAAAAGTGCACAAGCTTGGCGCAGATGCGGGCGGCACTCGTAGCGGAGGTATAGGCTTGACAGATTCAGTTCCGACGATTTCGGCGAGGGAATTCGCTACAGCGATCGCGCTCCGGCCGAACTTGGTTGCATGGTTTCTCGGTGCAGGTGCCTCGGCGGCGTCTGGCATCCCGACTGGCTACATGATGATCCGGGACTTCAAGGCCCAAATCTACTGCCGCGAGAACAACCTCTCCAAACGCGAAATTGACACCGGCGACCCGGTGTGGATCGAACGAATCGACGCCTTCTTTCGCGGGTCCTCCCTGTTGCCGCCCGATGGTGACCCCACCGAATATGCCCAGGCGTTCGAGGCGGTGTACCCGCACCCCCGGTTGCGGCGTCAGTACATCGACGACGCGATAAAGAAGGGCACGCCATGCTACGGACACAAGGTCCTGGCAAGCATGATGGCTGGCGGCAAGGTCGATTGCGTCTTCACCACGAACTTCGACCCCTTGGTAGAGGATGCTGCTGTCGCAGCCAATACGTTGCTTCCGGTTACTGACCAGCGCCGTACGACAGTCGCAGGCCTAGATTCAGCAGCACGGGCCAAGCGGTGCCTGACCGAGGCCGACTGGCCTCTGGTGGCAAAGCTTCACGGCGACTACCAATCCATTGAAATCAAGAACACCGGCTCGGAACTCGAGAAGCAAGACGAGCGTATGCGGCACGTACTGATCGAAGTGAGCCAGCGACTTGGCATGGTGCTCGTCGGTTACAGCGGCCGTGATGCGTCCGTGATGGAGGCGTTGAATGCTGTCCTCAAGGAAACCACGCCGTTCCCCAACGGGCTGTACTGGGTCACTCAATCATCGTCGAAGCTACTTCCTGCCGTGGTGGAGTTCCTGGCGAACGCTCAGCTCGCTGGCGTCGACGTGGCCGTCGTGGAGTGCAAGACGTTTGATGAGCTGGCCGCTGACGTGCTGAAGCATGTTGACCTCCCCAAGGTCCTCATGGACCAACTTGAGCAGGGAAGGGCAGAACCGCGGCTGGTGCCTGTGCAGTTGCCCCAAAGTGACGCTCGACAATTTCCGGTCCTGCGGTACTCGGCCTTGCTGATCGAGTCTATGCCCCGGCTCGCCCGCCGGATAATGCTCAATCAGGCCGCGACTTCACCGGTTGTGCGGTCGATGCTGAAGGAGAAAAAGGTGCGCGCTGCGGTGGCCGCGAATGGTAAGGACCTTGCGGTGTTTGGCAGGGACGATGCTATCCTCACCGCGCTCACTCCCCTGGGTCCGAAGCTGGCAGGAACTGTCGAGCTCGACGCGGCGCGCAACAGTTGGGCTATGGGCCTGCTCTACGACGCGCTGGTGCAGGCGCTGTCCAGACACCGTCCGTTGAACCCCAGGCTGCGCACATCGGGCCATTCCCTGGTCGTAACAGCCCCTCGCGAGGGTGAAGACGAACTGCACACCCAAAGGCGTGTTGAGGACCTAGCCGGGCTCAAGCAGGCTTATGCCAGTGCACTCACAGGGGTAGTACCAAAGCTCGGCTATCCCTTCCAGGAAGGCATCTTCCTGAAGCTCGAGCAAATCGAAGAGCGATGGTGGTGTGGATTCGAACCGTACACGTTCGTTCAGACTCCCCGAGAGGAGCGCCCAGCGACGCCGGAAGGCGAGCCGCCGAGTGCCGAGAAGGACGGGCTTAGAATCTATCCGTAAATTATGTTGATCTTCAACGGCACCTTGCGTAGCGCGATGATCGCGGCTGCGATGTGGTTGAGCGCAACAAAGCTGCGTTCGAGCTTCTCGTATCGCACCAGCAACTT